TCGATGCCACGCAGATCGAATACCATATACAGATACTAATAATGTACCACATTATTACCTACCAGATTTTTATGTATATGAATGGAATTTATATATCGATGTTAAATCTACTTATTGGTATAGTATCCAAAAACCCAAATTTGATGCAATTTTTAATTCAAACCCAAAACTAAATCTTAAGATTTTATTAGAACATGATCTAAAGGATATGCATATAATTTAATAATCCTTTTCTCTTTTAAACATATTTATATTAAAGTTACTCTTAAGCAACAAGTTACGCCATTAATAATTTACAAAAAAGGAAAAAAATGGCAGAAAAAGGATTTAAGCAGATCTTTAAAAACTCAAACGATTACAATGAAAAAACTATCATTGGATTTATGTCTTTCGCAGTGATGACATTAGCAATGATTGTTGATTTAGTAACTGGTTACTTCGGTAATGAGTTGAAACTTAATGAATACATTTACAATTCATTTGTAGTTGTTACTTTAGGTAGTTTGGGTATTGCAGGTTTAGAAAAATTTGCAGGTAAGAAATCAGCTAGTTCAGACGAAGCTTCTGAGGAACTTTAATATAAATAAAGGTTTTCAATGAGTTTAAAAAGTTTACAAGAACGAGCAGGTGTAACCGCAGACGGAGCATTCGGTCCAGGTACACTAAAAGCAGCAATGGGTTTGTTGAAACTAACGCCAGTTAGAGCAGCACACTTTTTTGCACAAACAGCACACGAAACAGGTGGTTTCAAAGCATTTTCAGAAAATTTGAATTATTCAGCTCAAGGCTTACAAGGTATCTTTGGAAAATACTTTCCAGGTACATTGGAAGAGTCTTATGCTCGTAATCCAGAAAAGATTGCTAACAGAGTTTATGCAGATCGTATGGGTAATGGTAATGAAGCATCTGGAGATGGATGGAAATACCGTGGTCGTGGTGCATTACAATTAACAGGTAAAGCTAATTATGAAGCATTTGCTAAATATTTAGGAAAACCAGAAATTGTAACTAATCCGGATTTAGTAGCAACAACTTATGCATTTGAATCAGCAATGTTTTTCTTCGATAAAAACAAATTGTGGGACATTTGTGATAAAGGTGTTAGCAAAGACACAATCTTAGCACTTACAAAAAGAATTAATGGTGGTACGCACGGATTAGCGGACCGAGAAGAAAAAACAATCAAATATTACGGATACGTGAAATAATGGCATATACTAGAGAACAAATAGAAGCTGCTGTAAAAGCTAAAGGATATGTTTGGTTTGATGGCGAAAAAGACTTCGATGTTAATATCATAGGAGTTAGAAACTCAGCAACAGGAAACAAAGTAACAAATGTGTTCGATGACACAATGACTGTTTCTTACAAAGAAGGTGGTGAAAAGAAATTCGCTCAATGGCCTTGTACTACAGATCCAGGAACTAAAGGTGTTAAAGAATATCATAATGCTGCGGGAGTTGCTAGATTAGTAGAAGGACAATATAGAGGTTCGCATACTTTAGGATTGCACCAAGGTAAATATGAAGCCCTTAAACAAGCAAAACCAGTTAAAGTTTATCGTGATGCCAACAAAGATATGACATACGATGAAACTAAGATTGCTGAAGGAGTATTTGGAATTAATATTCACAAAGCAGGCGCCGATTCAACATATGTTGAGAATTGGAGTGAAGGATGTCAGGTATTTAAAAAATCTGCAGATTTCGATGCATTTATGGCAATTGCTAGAAAAGCAGCTGCTATCCATGGCAAATCATTTACTTATACATTAATTGAATCGACGGATATTAAATAATGAAAACAGCCGCAACAGCATTTATATTAGGATTAACAACGACCATGACATTCATTGGGACATATTTTTATAATCTAACAATGGATTACTCTGATCAATATCTGGCGTTGCTAGCAGTAGTGTTGTTTGACGGTTTTTTCGGAATTATAGCAGGAACTAAACGAGAGGGCTTTCAAACACGTAAGGCCCTCAAAGTTCTACGTACAGCAGTTACATGGATCGTACTCTTAACAGTGTTACTAATAGTCGAAAAAGGTTTTAAAGGTACGTCATGGTTGAGTGAAACAATATTAGTACCATTTATGGTATTTCAGTTATTAAGCGCCTTGAAGAATGCTTCAATGGCTGGTTTTATTAAAACAGAAGTATTAAACCGCATATTAGATGCATTTGACAAACACAAAGGGGAAAGACAGGAATGAAACTTTTAACCAGATTATTATTTTTATTAGCATTTATACCAATGCTAAGTTTCGGACAATCAGGTCCGCCAGCACCAAGTACGGGTATTTGGGCTATTATTGATACTACATATACAGTAGGTACGACAACACAAGGTGTAACAGAAGCAAAATTAACTTTAAAGAACACAACATTAACAAAATACACAGGTGTACAATTCCGAGTATTTTATGATAAAGTAGCATTCGTAAATGCATCAGTTGCATTGTTAGGGACAACAACTAACTTGGATATGCAACAAGTAGTTAATGCAGCAAATGGATACATTACAGTGACATTGGTTTATACTGGTTCTAGTTCAACATACACATTAGCTGATCAAGAAACATTTAAAATTACATTCACACACGCAGCACAAGCAGTATTCAACAATTTAACTACAATTAGTGATTTAACTTGGACTGGGGTTCAGACATTCACTCCGGGCGCAGCATCACAAGCAGGATTAGATGTAACATTAGGATTACATTCATATGGTGGTGAATTTGTGTTCCAAAATTTTGATTATCATGGAACATTCAAAAATGTAACAGGTACTCCAGCTAAAAACTTGGTATTAGCATTAGAGAAAAAACCAGCATCTGGTGGTACATGGGCACAAGTTAATACTTATACAACTGATATCAACGGCGACTTCACTATATCAGAACCATTAGATACTACATATTGGGATGTACGATTAGCAGTTAAAGGCGACACGATGTTAGCAGGTAACGTGATATCTACATCTGATGCCCAATTAATTAACCAATGGGTATTAGGAACCAGTACAATGAACGGATTTGACTATTATGCAGCAGATGTTAATGGATCGAATGGTGTAACAATTGCAGATGCATATGGCGTATTTGGTAGAGTGTCAGGAAGATTTACCGAATGGCCAAACTCAGTTAAAGATATTAAATTCTTCACTGCAGCAGAATATGCTACAATTAATGGATCATCAACAAATTATACATCAACTATTGCAGGTGCAACTAATTTCACATTTGATATAGTACCAGGTGCACCAGACTCAGTTGTATATTATGTAGCAGTGCCAGGTGATGCAAATGGAACAGGTTACCATATGGCACGTGTAACTCCAATTGAAGTTTTAATTGATCCAACACCAGGAGTTGAATCTCAAATTTACAATGTTATTGACAACAAAGTAGAATATGATTTTGCAACATCTCAAATTGAAGTTAATGTACCTAGATTAACAGTGCAAGAAGGAAACTTAGTTAATATTCCAGTAAAAGTATTTACAAATGGTATTGCATTGAATGCATTGCAATTTGGATTAAAGTATGATCCTGAATTATTATCATTTAGTGGTGTATATGCAACATCAAATGCAACTGAATGGTTAACATATATTAATCCAAATGACGGACAAATTGATTGGGGCGGATATGATGTTACTGGGAATAAAAGTCCATTAAATGATGGTGACGAAGTTATCACAATGCAATTTGTAGCATTAAAACCACAAGCACAATGGGATAACAGTCCTTTATACACAACAAATAAGTTTGCTGGTAAAAATGGAACATCTAAAGACGTATCAATCAATCCAACTAATGGAATTATCCAAGTAGTTAAAATGAGTGACAATGTTATTTCAATTGACAACAACAGCATGCAAATTGTACCTAATCCAGTAAAAGACGTTGTAACAATCATGTTCAATGTTTCTGAGCCAACAAATGCATCATTAACTATTAGAGATTTACAAGGAAGAATGTTGTTGGATGTTATATCAGGACAAATACCACAAGGACAATTTTCATATCAAGCAGATTTAGGTAAATTAGCAACAGGTTTATATATTGCAACACTATCCATGGAAAATGGTGTATTTATTGCAGAAAAATTAGTAAAACAGGATTAATATGTCAGACGAAACAAACAATGACGGAACATGGTCAGGAATGAAAAAGACCATTATTGGAACATTAACTACAGTTATCACAGGCGGGGGTGTTTGGGTATCTACTTTATTATTCGGGGGACATTCAGAAGAAGCTCCAGTAGAAGATAAGTCAGAAGCAAAAACAGAACAAGCAGCACCAGCACCGGTAATTGTTAATGTATCTCAGAGTCAAGAAAACAAACAAAAAGTAGAAAACGGTGGCCCAACAGTTATTCGCGAACGAGTAATTGAGAAGCCTGCAGCAGCAGCTCCGGCACCTAAAAAAGAAGAAGATTCATGGTAAGATTTTTAACTATCTTATTTCTATTACCTTTAACACTCCTTGCTCAACCAGTAGGGAGTGTTAAAACTGAACAATACCAGGCAGACTTTGAAAAGAAACAAAGCAT